CTCTTTTACTTGTTCATCTAGCTTATCTCTCATACCTTGGGTAGCAGAGTTGTTAGGAACTTCTATATCGTCAGCAATGATGATGTCAGCACGAGAACCTGTTAACTGGGAGGATATACCTAGTGACTTAACGGAGGGTGCGTGAGCAGCTGGAGCAGGTCCAACATCAAAAGCTATCTTAGAGAACCTTTGATCGTTCTTAGGTATTAGTCCTTGAAGAACAGGAAGAATGTCGTGTATGATTTTCAAGGTAAAAGTGGAGAAGTCATCAGCACGATTCTTAGAGGCAGATACAACAAGTATGTTCTTAGTAGGGTCTAGTAGTAGTTGATGAACAGCATAGGCAGAACATATCCAGGATTTACCTACACCACGGAACGCCATGATAACAGATCGTTTAGGACCGTGTTGCATGAAGTCAGCTATGTCGTACTGTAAAGCTGTAGGATCAGGTAGGTTCAAGTGTTTCCAAACTACATATAAGAAGTTACGGAAGTCCTTGAGTTGTTTAAGCTTTTCAATGCTCATGCTTCAACTCTCTCTCTTTCGGTGTTATAACTGTAATTACTTAATCTTTTCTTTAAGTTCAGGGTTCTCTTCAAAAGGTAACACTTCTCCTAGTAGATCATTAAGAGGAGTATCTTTACCACTCATAAGAATTACATCGTTATCTTTTAAATGTTGCCTGGCACAGTTAAGTAAAGCAGGGTTATACTCTTCAGTTGCTTGCATTAATTGAATACCTTTACTTAAAGTATCTGTTAGAAGGATATGTAAGTTACCTAGTTCTTCTCTTGTTTTCATAGTTGTTGAGGCTTATATTACCATTTACGACAAGACCAATACCCTGCCGATAACTTTGATTTCTTTTGATCGCACTTATGTCTAGCTCTAAAAGATTTTCTAGCTTTAGGATTGGACTTTCTAATCTTCATGTTAGCGTCCCCGAATCTTATGGTCTTTGTCTTAGTACCTTCTTTAGCACATACAACAAACTTTTTCTTACCGTGCCCAGGTTCTCCTTTGCGTATTCTTCTGGGTTTATTAATAGCTAAACCTTTACGCTTACATCCTGTAACTACTTTCTTCTTCTCAGCCATGCTGTTAATTTTTAAACCCACGCTTCATATTAGCGTATGACTGAGGTGATATAGTAGACTTCTTCTTGCTACGACTAATGCCTAGCTTTCTTCTTCTGTTTATATTTGCGTATAGTCCTTTTTTCATTTCTTCATTAACATCTCCATCATTCTATCTAGTTTACCGTTAATCTCTTTTACCGTAGTTTCAAGACCACTCATTCTATTCTCCACAGCAGTGTCTCGTTCTCTTTGGGTAGCAAGTTCTACTTCAATCCTTGTCAATCGTTCTTCATCTTTTTCCAAGCGATCAGTAAGCTTTTTAATCATCCAACCAATTACTCCAAGTATAACAGCTAGAGCAGTGTCGAGAAAGTGTGATATTGTTTCTGGCATTTGTTTAAAGAGCTGAGATGATAAAAGCTAGGAGTTGTTCGTATCGTACAGACATCTTAGTGTGTTTGGTAAAACCTTCTGTTTCTTCATCTTTAAAAAGCCACTCACCATTTTCATCTTGTTTAGACCACCAAGTATTTTCACCTAGTATAGCATATCGATAAGCATCTAAACCTTCAGCTTCAAAAGCAGCTTTTACATCCTGTGCAATAACACCTATATGAATACGAGCATCGTCACCTTTCTTAACAACAGCATCTTTAAGCCTAAACTTTTTCATTAAACCTTTTAAGGCAGTAGCAACTCTTAGTTCTGCTTCGCTTAGGTCTTCAATATCTTGTTTTAGATTACGATCAGAACCACTCCAAGCTCCTCCGTTAATATAACCGTTATCCCAAGTGTTACTAGCAGAACCTAAATCTACATTTGAATTAGGATTACTGTACATTGAGCCTGTGGGTTCTACACTAGCTTGAGCAGCAGAAGAACACGCTATGGTTATTCCAGCATTAGCACTGAAATCTCCGTCTGCAATATTTAATGTAACTCTTTCTCCATTTTCTTGGTATTGTAAGGACGCAGTGTTATTTCCTTGTGAAATTTTTATCCTACCACCAAGACCACTAGCGTGTTCGTTTTCTAATTGTAAATCTACATAAGCACTTGTTTGGTTACCTTTAGCGTATATAGTATCCTTTCCACTACCTCCATCCACAGTTAATTGATAAGAAGAATCCGCTAATGCTCCTGTTCCTATGTTGTTGTTAGTATCGTTAACATTAAAAGTGGTATCTGCACTGTCTATCATTGTAGACTCCACAGCGTTAGCTGCTATCGTAAGTGAAGTAGAACCTGTAACATCACCAGTATGGGTAGCGTTAGTGACTTTAGCAGTGTTAGCAGTTACAGCTGTGTTGTTCGCTACCTCTGTGTCAAAGTCTGAAATGGTTGCTGCGGTCTGTGTACCTGTGTGATTAGCTCTGTTCTTTAAGTTAGCGTCTGTGTCGTTGACCGTTGCACCTGCTGCAATACCTGCAAGCTTCGTTTGTTCTGCATCGTCAAATTCATTAGTGTTAGGGTTGCTTTCATATAAGGTTTTAACATCCGCAGCTGTAGGAGAAGCACTACCATTAGCGGCAGCTGTAATCCTTCCTTGTGCATCTACTGTAAGATTAGTCGCAGTATAAGAACCTGGAGTAACAGCAGTGTTGGCAAGCTTATCAGCAGTTATAGCATCATCAGCAATGTTAACTGTATTAATAGGACCACCTGCAACACCTGTCGCTAGAGTAGTAGCTATCTGAGCGTCTACATAAGTCTTGTTCGTAGCGTGACTACCACTAGCAGGGGCAATTAAACCTGTAACTTTATCAACATTTTGAATATCATTTGTCTGCATATCCAAGTTACCTGACATAGAATCTCCACTCTTGTTAACTTGTAAAGCATCTTGTTGGTCTACATAACCTTTACGAGCAGAGTGATCGCTACTAATAGGAGCACCTAGACCACTAACCATGTTACCTCCCATAGCCAAGTCACCTGTCATATTGTCCCCAGCTTTAGTAACTTGTAGTGCGTCTTGTCCGTCTACATAAGTCTTGTTAGTAAGATCATTACCTGTACTAGGAACAGCAGAGGAAGTGACTTTATTAGCACCCATGTCCAAGTTACCAGTCATCGTATCACCAGCAACATCAACAAAAGTAATATCTGCGTAGTTCTTAGTTACAGCATCTTGAGGGTTTGTAGGATCAGCAAGATTCTTAATCTTAGCTAAATCAGCGTCGTAGTTCCCATCAACAGGGTCTTTGGTCATTGTGTTCTTACCACTACCTTCTTCTATCTCTTCGTTAAGATATAAGTTGTGTAAGTAAGCACGGTCTAGTTCTACTTCAGTAAGTACACTACCGTTCTCAAAGTCTACAAGAGCAGTATCAGATGCACTGTCTCTTTTAATTCTTATCCTAGCACCAGTCTCAGGAGCAGTAGTAAATCTGATAAGAGCAGAAGGAGATGTTATAATAGTGTAAGCTCCTGTAGAGACAGTATAAAACTTACCTCCTGGAGAACTGCCTGTTGAATCGTCTAACTGTACAACTACATGAGTGTCATCAAGATAAGGAAAAGAAAATGCAAAGTCTGTTTGACCTGCTCCAACTGTGTAGTCTACGTATGTATTAGCCATGGTAATCTATTATTAATTTGTTTGTTGTAAAAGTTCAAGCACTTCTTCTCGTTGCATCCCACCTTTTAAACCTGCTCTAGCTTTCATTAATGAAGAGTATTGTGCGTTTAACTCAGGATACTCTCTGAGCATCTGTCTTCTAGCTTCTTTCCTGTACTTAGTTAGAACGCTGTTTATCTGTTGGATACGAGGACTAGGAAGACCAGGTTCAGATTCTGGTGATAACCTTTGGTAGTTCCTTGACTTTATAAGTTTATTCAAGGTTTGCCTAAGAGAAAGACCACGAAGTTTAACAGTCTTTAATAACTCTAACTGCCTATCGTTCGCTGATTGTCCTTTATCGTTTTCATACTCTAACAAATCTATCTGTCCACCTAAACTAGGAGGAGGGTTTCTAAAAGCATGATTCAAACTAGCCATCTCTGTTAGGATAGGATCGTTCTTTTTAGTTGATAATTGAATAGGATTAATAAAACCTGTACCCATCCATTGTTCTGCTACATATTCCTCTCCCAATATATTACGTTTAGTATCTAACGAACCACGCATACCTAGCTTACGTTTTACCGCATCCATGACAGACCTTGTTTCTTTTATCGCTTGAGTATCGTAGTCAGCTGTTTGAGAAATTAAATTAGGAACTAATGAACCTGCATAATTTCTGCCTAACTTTTCTACATATCTATCAGGATCACCTAAAGCATCTGCCCACATTTGAATACCAGCTAAGTATGATTTGTTTGTAGCGTTTCTTGTTAGAGCTAATACCATTGATGTTGTAGCGTGTTCTAAAAGAGATTCATCAAAAGATGCTTCTTCTCTTATCCCTGTTTCTACTAAATCAGCTACAACACCTAACGGAGTTGCTAAAGGGTCAAGTCTTTGATAACTGAAATAAGTGTCTCCTATTTTAATGCTATAGGGTCTCCATCCAGTCGCCATTAAAGCTTCTTTTTCTCTTTCGTTACTAGGTCCACCTCCTGTTATGTATTCTCTATTATTAAAAGCAACGTCAATTAAGCCTCCTACAGTAAGTGCTCCTGTGACTACCTTACCTCTTGCCCTTGCTTTTAAGATAGGGTCTGCACTATTAAATTCAGCCAACAATCGCTGCCTTTCCTCTTTTAACACAGTAACAAAAGGAGTTCTCTCAAAAGCAAACTTTAAGATATTAGTAGGAGTACGAACAAAAGGAACTACAAATCTCAAGTAAGGTATTTTGTTAGTGGCTTCTTGGATTACTTTACCTAATGTCTTGTCTTGTAATTCTTTAGTAAAGGTTAAGTACTGAGCTTCTTCCATTGAATACTGCATAAGTGCAGATGAATCAGGATTAAAGTTATCGTCCTTGTATTTGATGATAAAATCAGCTTTCTCTTTTCCTTTAAGACCTTGCTTATCTGCTATTAAAGAAGCTTCCCTAACAAGACCCTCCTCCGACATCATTCGTCCACCTTCAGTTACTATACCGTCAATAGTTTTATTGATGTGTCCAGCTAATGCTTTAGGATCACGAATACCTTGTTGTATGCCTGACATAGCGGCTTTCATTCTAGCAGCCCTACGATAAGCTAATTGCTTAAAGAACTCATCAGAAGTTAACAGCAACCTACTGGGAAGTCTTATATAACTAGCGTATTTATCTATTGAATCTTTAGCTGAGTCGGAAACAAAACCACCTATAGGAGATTCAGCTATACGCTGACCAGTTATAGAAGCTCGTTGACCTTCTTCAAAAGCACGGTTGGATGGGTCTAGTAAATTGTCTTGGTCTTTGAATGCTTGTTTTGCAAACTTACCTGCTTCCTTAAACATTTCACCGTCTGACCAAGAAGCTATAACAGCTTTGACTACATCCATGTTTCCACTCGCTATACCACCAGCAACAGCTTCTAAGGTGGTCATCACTTGAGTCAACGCATTACCCATGATATTAACCATCTGTGTCTTAGGGCCACTCAATATAGAGTTCATCCAGTATTCAGTAGGCATATCTAAGAAATGTTTACCTTGTGCTTTTTTAGCAGTCTTTAACAACCTAGCTAAACTACCCTCTAAATCGTCAGGATCAATATGCTCTCTTACAAGGTTAACCATACGCTCAGGCTTCATGTTGCCAGAGTTATTAACAAACTCTTTGCGTATGCCTTCTATTTGCGTTTCAGCTTCATTAAGTCCTAGCTTACGCTTACCGAAACCTTCATCTCTAGCTTGTAAGGTAATAGCTGTTTCTCTTCCTATTCTACGATAAACATCTGCTACTGTTAATAGTTGTTGAAAAGCATTCTTGAGTTTAGTTATAGATACATCACCGTAACCGTTGTCTTTAGCTTCTTGAGCTATCTCGCTAACATTCTGTATAAGTGCTTTACCTTGTTCTCTGTAAGATTGTTGTGTTATACGAATATCACGCAATACTTTCTCAGCGTCTTCTCCTTCTTTAGCTTGTGCTCTAACAGTTGTTTCGATTGCTTCGTCTATATCTGTAATGGCATCTGTAACTGTTACTTTCTCAGGATTAGCTTCGTAGTATTTCTCTAGTAAATCTTTTAGTACAACAACATCACCATCAGTCTCTAATGCAAACTGCGGTAGTCTAGGTTTACCTCCTTTTAACAACTCATCTGCATACCCACGGAACTTATCAGGAACAGCACTAAGGAACTCATCCTCTTTACCTTTCTTAAAGTCAGGCAGTTCGCTAGGTCTTTTCACAGAAGCTAAGCCTTCGTCTGCTTGTTTTGTAGCTGTTATGATATTGTTTTTAACTTCTACATTACCTTTACCAAATACATTTTCTATAAGACTAACATAATCAGCTGTCTTTTTGTTGTGTTGGAAACCTGCTTTAGTTTCTTTTCCGACTCCGCTTTTACTTCCTTCATATACAGAGAAGTATGCTTTACCGTTTCCTTTAACTGCGTCAAAAGCTTGTTCAACAACTAACAGCTGGTTTTCTTTTTCCTTAATAACATTAAGTACATTATTAGAAATAGAAGCGTCTACTTGACCCCCTTGTACTGCTTGAGCTACCTCTTTGTTGTGTTGTGCCGATCTGTTGAAAGGATCGTAAACTTTTAAATCTACTCCTTCTTTTTTCAACATATCAACTGCGTTATCAAACTTACCTCCTCCTATATCCACCATCTTCATTCCTTTAGTGAATATTCCAGCTTTCTTTAGTTTGTTGTAAGCGGCTGGTAGTTTAGCTACATTTATAGAAGTAGCAGCGGAAGTTATTTCTTGTTCAGGTGCACTCCAAAGATTAGGTCTTGTTTGATAATAACGACCTTCAGCTACAAGTTTAGCCTTACCCATGTACGATCCTCTACTTGCAGATATGATCTGTGCAGAGTCTCTAAGTACTTTGTTTAATAAAGTGCTGTCACCTTTAACACCGAATAGTTGATATACTGCATCTACAATCTTTTGAAAGATATTGCGTTTATCATCTGATGGTATTCTTCTTAGTATTTGTTGTAGTTTTAAATCTGTGAAAACACCTACGAGAAACTCATCTAGGTCTTTAAACTCGTACACTCCTTTACCTACAGCTGGATCAAATACATCCTTACCTTCAAAAGCATATAAATCTTTAATCTTTTCAGAAGCTAATTTAAATGACTTAGCAAGTTCTCTAATAGGTTTAGGTGCAGCTTTATTGTTAATAACATTATCTATATTAGACAACACTATTGACCGTTCTTTACCTCCCTGACTTACCCAAGCGTTTATTTTTTTAGCAGTAACACCGTGTAGTATTTCGTGTACTAATGTCTGTTCGTCTGCACCTTCATATAACTCAATCCTATCCTCTGATGGTTTATAGACACCTGTTATAGAACCCATATCATCAGCATCGCCTCGCACAGTAGTTATATCACCTTCACTTACTTCAGGTTTGTAAAATACTCGTACATCTTGATCGGCTTCGTCTTTTATGATGATATTTAAATCTTTAGCTAGTTGTTGTACTTCAGGTGTGTCAGCATTTTTAGACAATTCATCTAAAGTATTTCTAACGGTTGCTGCTTTTTGTACTCCCTCTACTGGTGCACCGCCTGTCTGTATAGCTCTACCTTCTTCTTCAGCTTTCCTACCCTTCAATAAAAAGTCTTTTGTTTTATCATCTATACGACCAGCAAAGATACCAGACCTTCTTGATAAACCTGGTTCAGCGATGTCACCTCTAAAACCTGCGTTTACCAATTTAGTCGCTGCTCCTTTTAATGGTGGAGATATTTCAAACTGTTCGTATATATTTGGATTTCTTACAAACTCATTAACAGCTTGCGATGGATAATCAAAACCTAACCAATCTTCTTTAGCCAACGCTTTTAAGAAACTTCTATACTTAGGTTTAAATTGATCTAAAGCTCCTAACACTTCATCATGGTCTGCTTCCATATCTAAGTGCTCAAACCATTCATCTATGATGTCTCTATCAAATTCATCGATTAATTCTGGACCTCTAGCTATAGAAGCTAAGTCTTGTTGCAACCCTGTATCTACTACTGCCTGTGCTTGTCCGATTGCGTCCTTACCTTCTCCTTTAGCTTTGCGTCCTTCCTTAATAGCTTTAAGTGATTTAACGAACACACCAGCTACAGCTTCAAGACCTAGACCTTCCAACACATTCTTCATGCGTCCCTCTAACTCACCCTCGTCTTCATCGTAAGCTAAGAACTCAGTAACTGGATTCTGTAACTCTGGTACTTGTTGGATGAGATTAGACAGTCTAGCTTCCTGTCCGTTAAAGAAAGTGAAGTCAGTAGCAGCACCTGCAACAACACCTTTAGTAACAGTACCTGCTTTAGCTAATCTACCTGCTTTACCTGCGAGACCAAACAAAGGAATGAAACCTGTAGCAAACTGTGATATACCTTCTACAGCACCGCCTGCCATAGTCTTAGAAGTACCAAGGAATCTAGTATCATAGTCAGGTAGTACATCAAAAGATAAGTAGTCTGCTAGGTTGTAAGCACCTTGAAACGCACCTTCTATACCACGAAACGGAGCAGCTAATACATCGCCTGCTATATCAAAAAAGTCGTTCTCTTCTTCCTCGTTGTTTATATCTTCTGGTAGTGCCATAGTATTAATCTATTTCGTTTAAAGCGTTTTTAAAAAGATTCCTTTGATTCCTAATAAATTCCAATACATCCTCTTCTCCTATCTTAGTAGCTTTCTTAACCACATCGTTGAAAGTTTTATTAGATTCTCTTTCGCTTTTGCTTTTATCAAGTAAAGGTATTAATTCTAAAATGTCTGCTTTTGATACTAAAGGAAATTGAGAAGAGTTGAGCAACAACGGATCAAATCTAATACCATAAGGAGTAACAGGTTGCTCTTCAAGTAAAGCCTCTCCTAATAGTCCTTTAGCGGCTTGTACCTGAACTAAAGAATTTAAAGCTTCTTCTCGTTCTTTTTTTGTAAACTCAACCCTTTTTATTTCTTTTCCTACAGAACCTCCAAAACCTGATCTACTACTATAATATTGTTTAGGTTGTTGTGCTTTAATTTTAGGTATTGCACCAGTAGCTATTAACCTTAGTCTAGTTATTGTTTCCCCATCTGTTTTCCATAGATTCTGAAAAGCTTTCTTTCTTTCTTTTGTTTCTATATTAGGGTCTCCAAAAACACTCAAGTCATTATTTAAGCTTAATTGTTTAGCTTCCTCGTCGTTAAAAACAGAAGAAAAAACACCTGGTTTACTTGCCTCTTTGGATTGTGCTACTTTTATTTTAACTTGTTCTTTGTCTGTTAAGAATTTAAGTCTAGATTTTAAAGCGTTCTCTTGTTCTCTTTTGTATTCTTTCTTGGTAGTCCTAATAAAATCTTTTAGCTGCCTAGTCACTTCAGCTCTGTCTGAACCTATAGGACTACTTAACAGACTATTTAATTGATCTTGAATTTCAGTTTGAAAAGAATCCATGTAAAAGTTCTGTATATTCACTAACTCTTCGTCTCCCATTAAAACATCATCTGCTAATTGAGTGCTTGTTATTATAGTTTCATAAGCTGTGTTTAAATCTTTTAAATTAAAATCAATAGCTTGAGCAGGTCCGAAAGGGTCTCTTAGAATTTTATTCATTCTAAAATCTTTTGGATCAATATCAGTTTTAATAAAATCATCCACATTACGTCTTAACTGTGCTAATCCTATTTGATCGGTACTAAAAGCTTCTTCTTGTTTAACAGCGAGGATTAAATTATCTATACTATCGTATGTGTTACCATTGTAAGTTCCTTCTCCGTTTATCTCTATATCAGTATGGGCATTTTGAAACTCTGCTACTTTTTGCTCTACTAAATCTACTCGTTCTTTATCTTCTAATTTACGAACAGCTTCAGAAGTACGCTCGATCATATTTTCATAACCGTCATATTCGATTTCTGTCATCTTAGCAGCCCCAATGTTTATGTTCTTACTAGCCCACAATAACAAGCTATCAGCTTTTTCTTCCATTCCATTTTTAGCTAAGTTCTCGAATACTTTTCCCAAAAGATCACGTTGTTCCGCTGCACTAAACGAATTAAGATTTTCCCAAGCCTCAGACAACGAAGCAGCTGTCACCTCGTCATAATCTCCTAAATTACTACCCTCTTTAGCTAATTCGTAGAAAACACTAGTAGTACCGAAACCTGTATCACCTTTAGCTATTCGACTTTTTTGTGCGTCGTATTGCCTAACAAGAGGTAAAATCTGTGGGTTTATTGCTTGTTGTAAACCTTCTCGTGCAAAGCCTGACTCAGACAAACCAGGATTATTTTCCACAAACTGTTGTTGAACATTAGCTATTATATCAGAAGTACCTAAGTCTTCGTCTCCTTCTTCTGGATTATCTAATCTACTGTAGACTTGTTCCATTAACAAACGACTAGAAGCTTGTCCTACTGCTCTCAATTTCCTCTTCTGATTAACAGGAGAAGTAAGCCAACTCATCGCACCTTTTCTTACTTGCTTATCAAACTCTCCTTCTGTCTTTTGAAGCATCGCTTGAATCTCTTCAGGACTCTTCCTTGATAACTCATCTTCAAATTGTTCTGCTTCTATATCGGCTACCTGTGTGTACTGCTGTAAGATAGGATTAACCTGTGACAAAGCATCAGCAAGGTCCATCAACTTATTCCTTGGTGCTCGTACCTGTGCTACACTGTACTGACCTGCTCGTTGAATAGTAGGTTGAATGCCTGGAACTGCACCTCCTAATCCTTGTACTTGTACTCGTTCTGCCATTATCTTCTCCTACCTGTCATTGCTTGTGTATAACTCTGGGCTGCTGTAGTTCCTGTTTTTGATGATGAACCCATCCTACTTTTAATATCAAGTCCTGTTCTGTATCCACTAAGTCCACCGCTGATAGCACCTAAACCTGCTGTTAATAAACTAGGTCTATCTATAGGTTGATTAATACTGATAAGTCTTTGTTGAGAAGCTAATCCAGCTTGTTCTAATCCTAGCTGTGTACCTACTCCTGTTAACTCTTGTTGTCTTAAAGTTGCTGCTCTATACCCTGCTTCCTGTCTAGTATAGTCATCCATCAAAGCTTGAACACTAGCACCTGCAACACCTGCTTCCCCTGCTGAAACTCTAGCTCTAGCTAACGCTTCTTGGGATTTCCTACTGACTTGTTCAAGTTCCCTAGCCGTAGCTTCTTGCTCTTGTGCTTGTCGCATCCTAATTGAGGACTGTTCCTGTAACGCTCTTTGACGCTCCGCTGCTGCTGATTG